CCCCTACTTTAAGGAGTTTATTATGTCACAAGCCGCCGTAACAGTATTAGACATGGTAAATAAAATACTTGTTCGTCTTCGTGAATCTGAAGTAAACAGTATTAACGATACTGACCAGTCTTCTGCTATTCTTCGGCTAATTAATGACGCAAAAAGAGAAGTAGAGGACTCGTTTAATTGGACAAGTCTACAAGACACGATTACTTTGTCTACTACAGCAAGTACACATACGTACGCTTTAGAAGCAAATCCAATTTTTACGAACCAACGTAGTCGAGTTGTAGATGTTTTTAATACCACTACTAACGTAAGATTGCAAGCTGTCCCTTATGATTACGCTAGGCGACAGTCTCAGACTACAAATGACGAAACGGCAGAGCCAATTCAGTACGCTGTTGCTGGAGTTACAGCAACGCAATCTCTTAATATTAGATTCTACCAAACTCCAGACGCAACTTACAGCATGGACGTAGAGTGCGTTATTCCTCAAGAAGATTTAAATGCAGATAACCAGTACACTAAAGTTCCTTGGAATCCTGTGTACCTTCGCGCTTTAGCTTTAGCTATTCGTGAGCGAGGAGAAGATGAGGGAGAACAAAGCTCTGATGTACAACTAGCATATCAACAAGCTATCGGAGATGCCATTGCCTATGAACAGACGCATAAGTGGCAAGCTCAGGGTGGCGGTGATTGGGTGGTTTTCGGAGATTATTAATGCCTACTAAAGTACAATCGTTAGTTTTACGTGCGCCGGGAATACACGGTTTAAACCTAGAAGGAGAGCAAATACAAGCTCAACCTACGTTTGCCCGTATTGCTAACAACGTTGCTTTTGACTCAGCCGGAAGATTAGGAAACCGCAAAGGTTTTAGTTCTACTAGTTCTAAGTACAATGTAACTTTGGGAGCTAATCCTATTACTCCTGCGGCGGCTACTGCGGCAGACGATGACGGTATAGCCGTTGCTGCTAGACCAGTAACTACTTTTACTTTAGTTAGTGAAAGTCTACCTCCTACAGCGCCAAGGTACATAAGTGCTACTACGGCTTCAGTAACAGTAGCTACTAGCGCGGTAAATACCTCTACCGACGTTATCACTGTATCAAGTCATGGACTAGCTACAACTAACAGTGTCACTTACCATAACGGCGGTGGCACAGCGTTAGCTGGATTGACACATGAGTCAACTTATTACGTAGTAAAGGTAGATGCAAACAGTTTCAAGTTAGCTAGCAGTTACGATAACGCTGTTAACGGGACTACGATAGATTTAACAGGCACTGGGAACAATTCTCAGTACTTTACTGATGGTGATAAAACAATAACTATCACTGGAACAAACGTGTCTGATGCAGCGATTACTGAAACACTTACCTTACCTACTACCGCAGGCACTGTAAACGGTACGGCTTTATTTAAGACTGTCACTAAAGTAGAAATTTCTGGGTATCCTGTAGCGAATGTTAAGGTGGGCGTTCAAGCCTCTACTGTAGTTACTGTAGCGCAGACAGCGCACGGTAGGGCAGTAGGAGATACTGTAACTCTTGCTAATGCTACCGCTACTTCCGGCATTGATGCGGTTGTCTTAAACGAGAGTCATGTTTTAACTACTGTTCCAGACGCTAACAGCTACACAATTGTAGTGCTTGATAGTAGTACAGGTACTTCTGCGGGTGGTGGATCTAGCGTTGTTGCTAGCTTTGTAGGACTAGTCGGCTACCCTGACATTGAGCAACTATTTCAGTATAACGCCTCTGGTGGAAATAAACTTATTGCTACAGCGACAGTCGCAAGTACTAGAAAAATCTATAAACTTGACTCTCCTTACTCTTCTTTTGATGACGTAACTGGAAGTACTAATCCTTCTGGAAATGATTGGCAATTTGTAAACTTTGACGACAAAGTTATTGGTGCGCGAGCAAGTAACGGTATGATTGTATACACTGGCTCTAGTACCTTTGCAAACATTAGTGCAGCTCACGGCACAGTACCTACCGGCAATATAGTGCATAGCGCCTTCGGAAGATTGTGGGTGCAAAAATCACATACTGGTACAGGCCAAAATGTAATTGCTTATTCAGCATTGCTAGACGAAACGATATGGGATTCTAGCCACGGCGCTGGTGAAATAGACCTGATGTCTAATAAAGGTGCAGTACATACTGGCTTTGACGAGTTAACTGCAATTTCCTCATTTGACGGATTTTTAGTTGCTTTTCTTAGAAACAGTATTGTCATATTCGATAGTCCAGAAGATCCCGGTAGTCTGGTTATAGAACAGATTATACAGGGTATTGGCTGCATTGCAAGAGATAGCGTTCAACAAGTCGGTAACGACATTTATTTTCTATCTGCAACAGGAGTTAGGTCGCTAAAGCAAGTAGTTTTTACTACGCAAAGAGTAGAGATGGGTGAGGTATCTATTGTCGTCAGAAAAGAATTAATTGATGACATGAATACCCCTACGGGAAACTTGAGTAAAATTCGTAGTCAGTATAATCCAGAGGAAAGACAGTACTGGTTAAAGGCTCCCGGTGGAGATATATGGGTATTTCATAACGATAATATTGAACAAGATCAGAAACTGACTAGGATTACAAAATATATTAATACTGGGTGGTATAGTTTTGTGTACTTTGAAGGAGATACTTTTTTAGGGTTTGAAGGGTGCATAGGAAAATACTCTGGATATTCAGACGCTGATACGACTACTTCTCCACCAAGTGCAAAAAGCTATACGTGTAGATGGGCAAGTACGTACGCTGACTTTGACAGCTCTAAAATAAAGATACTGAAAAATATTGGAACGACAGTATTTGGAGCAAGTAATCAAAAGATTAGTTTAGATTGGGATTTAGATATCGGAGAAAGTTCTGGCTCTGCTCAACTCTTAGTCCCTAGTGCGGGTACATTATCTGAATGGAACTCGTCTGAATGGAATGTTGGAGAATGGGCCGGAAGTGTTTCGTTGTCTAAGTTAAGAACAGCAGCTTCTAGGACAGGTCGGGTAGTGAGTATTGGAGTTTCTTTTGCTTCTAGTGGAAACGCTATAAGTCTAGAGCAACTGTCTCTCTTTGTTAAATTAGGTAGAGAGGATAAATAGGAATGAGTAATTATACACAGACAACAGACTTTAGTGCAAAGGATAATTTGACCTCTGGGAATGCAGCTAAAGTTATTAAGGGTAGCGAAGTAGACGCAGAGTTTTCTGCTATTGCTACAGCAATATCCTCTAAACAAGAGGCTGACACTACTATAATTCCTGCGGGAACTATTATGTTGTTTATTGCTAAATTTGTACCTAGCGGATGGAGTTTAGTTAATACGTGGAACGACAAGTCTTTGGTTCTTAACAGCAGTATTACAAGTAGCAACGCTTACACGACTGGGGGCAACTGGTCTGTATCCGCTACGGAGTACGACTTTTCGGCTAACGTCCCTTCCCATACTCACGCTGTGGGTAATCTAGCTACAGCCACAACTAATGCAAATTTAGGGTTTGACGACAGCGCATCTACGCCAGTGCCAGGTGCTCTGTCTAATCATACGCACACAATTAACGGTAACACAGGAAATCCAAACTCAAACAACGTTGCTATTAGTTTTAGTAAGAGCGGCACAATGACTTCAGGAAACTGGCGACCAGCGTACGTAGAGATTATTGCTTGCAGTAAAGACTAAGATGAAGAAGGAAGTACTGACACATAAGAAGTATAAGAATGCTTTTAAATGTCACAAATGCCCACAGACATCAGACGAAACTGGATGCCCTGTTTGGTGGGAGCAAGTCTGGGAAGAACAGGATACGAAAGAACAAGTTTTAACAAGCGGATGCGGATTTACTATGGCTCAGACTTTACTGCTTGACGTTGTTAAGCAAGGCTTTGGAGCGAGGGCAGAAGTAAACGAGATGCGCAAAGAGGTAGTAACCGGAGTTGAAAGAGCAACCGTCAAAATGCTGGAGCTTCAACGAATTCAAGAAGAAGCCCTTAGTGCTGGTGACTTGGAGGGACATAACTTCAACGAACTGCGGTTGGTTCGAGAGGACTGAGGAGCTAGAGACAGCGACAATTAAAAGTCCGGGTTGGATTATAGAAGAAACGGAAAAGGAGCTTAAGTTAGTTTCTGCTATTGGATGGCATTTAGAAGATACTATGTTAAGTTTTGACACAGTTTTACCGAAAGGTTGTATAGAAGAAATAAAGGTTTTACGAAAACGGTGGTGGCTTTAAGCCTAAACTAGGAGAAAAGATATGGGGTTGTTTAGTGGTATAGGTAGTTTGTTTGACAGTTCGCCAAGCAAGCAATATAAAAAGTCTCGTAATGAAACGTTAGCAGCTTTGTACGGGCCGGGAACGACGATGGACGACATCCCTGTACCCGGACTTCGATTTGCTTCCGCTTCTAATCCTTTTGCTTCTGCGACGTACGGCCCACAAGGGGCAAGATCTTTCTTTTCTCCAGCGATTCAAAGTCTTTTTGGACAAGCTACAGCCAGAGCGAGCGATATGAATAGGACGCTAGGCAGTTATTTCGGAAAAAACTTTTTAACCGAAGGTCCGTTATTTGACGCTTTGAACCAGTCAAGACTTGGTCGAATTCAAGCTGGGGAAAATGCCGCAGCTAATGCTCTAGGAAAACTTTGGAATCTTGGCGGTGCGTCTACCGGTACAGGCTTTGATGCTGCGCAAATACAAAATCAATTAGCCGCTGCTTCTGCTCAAGAAGATTATAATGTTATAAGCAGGCTTCTGGGATTGCGTGGAGATGCGTTAAATCAAGTAGGCACTAGCCTTGACCAAGTTGGAGCGTTCAGACAGTTCTTAGCCGGTCCTGAAGCTGCTGCTTTGGGTCTTTCTGGAGATTTGACTAATATTGATTTACAAAAAGTTAATAGAGCGCTGGGAGCGAACGAAGCTTACCGCATGCAAAAAGCCGGAGAGCCGGGGCTAGGAGCTACCCTTGGGGGAATTGCTGACGCGGGACTGTCTGCTTATGCCGCAGGAGGAGGAAGCTTTAGTGGGTTTGGGTCACTGGCACCTTACGTTCAATCGATGTACCAACCGCGATCTAATACCCTTGAAGACTTTATGGCAATTCTAAGGGGGCCAAGTCAGTCGGCACCAACGCCAACAGCAAGATCTTTACAGGCTATGTTCCCTGCGCAGCCGAGTCCTTTGGGACCATTAAATTTTCAAAACACTCTTGTGTATTAGCTTGTTAGGTAGAGGAAAGTACTATGGCCGTTAAACCAAATCTTT